ACCGAGGAAGCAATGTACCGGCGCAACAACCGAACCACACCCCTGAAGAAACATATGGCAAATTATTCGGAACTTTAGGTGATAACGCGGTATTTGAATCATCGATGCGACAATTTCATCCGGTGGCGAATACCCGTATTCCAAACGACCAGGACGCATTTGCCAAATTCTGTTATGGGGAAATGAAGTCGTGTAAGGAGGGTGATGAATTCGCATGTGGGCGCATCAATTCGCGCCTGGGTCCTCTTGTAGGACAGTAGGGGCGCAGCGCCCGCCCCCACGCGTCCACGTCCACGCCCCCACGCCCACGCGCCCACGCCCACATCCGACAATTCACAACATTTTATTATAAGATTTTATTATACGATTTTATTATAAGATATTACAATATATTATAGAATGGCGTATGTTAACAATTTTACATTCGACAATATGTCGCGTATCGGTTGCGATACAGGTGACCTCTCGCAACGCAATGTCCAGAACCTGAATTCGGCCAACTATGCGCTTAGTAATTTTTTCTCGACGGACTGCCAGATGGAGCGTCCCATCCAATTCGCCACGAGTCAACCCAATGTATTCTACAAAGGCGGACATGGCGGATTTGGCGGATGCACGATTGACACGAACTCTGAGCTTTCGATTGGTAGCTTGAATACCCACGCCAAGTGTAAATTGAGCCTCCTTGAACGCCCCTTCAAGACTGTCCCTTATTTAGGACGCGGCGCAGTGAATGTTGATTTTGAGTCGAAGATGCTTCAAGGTGACCTGAATACCAATAAGAAGAGCATTACCCAACTGTCGGAGCAACTGAATTCGGCCCATAGCGACTACCCTCTTCAGGAGGAGTTTAAGACGACGATTAACAACCCAGCAAATTATGTGGAAGGCGCGGCAGTGAATGGCTGGATTCGTGGAGGAGTGCCGTCACGTGAACTGGTCCGGGACCAGGAGTACCTCTTCAAATAGCTCCTCGTCGCAAAGCGACGTCGGAGCCTGTGTCGCGACACGCCACTCCAGAATGCTCCCGCTTCGCTCCGCATTCTTTCTTGACGCATCACTCTATCTAGACGCCAATTATTGGGGGATAATTTGGCGAAGACTGACCGAGCTGAGGGTGTTATTGAGGCGAAGATGACCGAGCTGAGGGTGTTATTGAGGCGAAGACTGACCGAGCGGAGCGAAATCCCGGCGCGTTAGCGGAGGGATGAAGCGACGCGAGAAGCGGATGGGTGTAGTGACGCGAGTACTATATAAAGTTTTAACTCCTATAACTTTATATAAAGAACCACCACCCCATGGAACCACATAATAACAATCACCCGGACAATAATGGCAATGTAGTTGAACCATATGACATGGAAATACAAGAGATTGAAGTGTTTGACATACCCATACCCGAACCCGCACTCCTCACCGACCCCGCTCCCTCCACCGACCCCGCTCCCTCCACCGACCCCATTCCAGAAATCGACGCGAGTGATGAAATCGATCTCTCCGGATATCATTATGACCTTGTACCCACCTATAAGATGATTCAAGACACCGACGACCAAGACACGCTATTCCGTATCCAATTTCTTCAAGCATTCGGAATAACGGATGACGAGTATCATCCCGAGATTGTTTCGGCTGTAATCGACGACTTGTATGAACGATTCCGAGAGAATCCAGGAATACGAGAGATTATAAAATTGCACCCGCTGTTTCAATCGGGCGCAGCAGGCGCAGCAGGCGCAGACATCGACGCAGCGCAACCCTCACAACCCATAAAAGAAGACAATAGCGAGATGATTTTCTGCATGATGTTCTCATTCCAATTGTTCGACCTGTTCCATGCATGTATTCGTCACGCCAAACATAAGGAAGATATTCCGCAAAAAATACACGACGAAATCGCGGAATGTTTTCGGACAATGTTTTAGGCGAACGAACTGTAAAAGTAAACGAATAAATAATAATAATAATAATAATAATAATAATAATAATAATAATAATATCATAATAATAATAAGATAAGACAACACACGATGGCTTCCACCCGAAACAAGAATACCCGCCCCGATTTCAAAATCGAGCAAAATGTCCAGAACCTCGCGCGCAATTATGTCGCGTTTGAAAACAGTTACGCCGGCAAGGCGTACGCCCCCGCCCTCGCCTATGAAAGTGTCGGCATTCTCCCTACCAAGATGTCCCGCGAACATTTCGCACAGAATTCGGTGGATATTGAATCCGCGTTATTCGGCATTAATTCTACCAACCTCGTAGAGCCGCAGGCGCCGGTCGTCCCTCAGTTGAAGCAACTGCCCGAAGTGAAATTTTTTGACAGGATGGCGATGTTCATGCCGGAACCGCTTGTTGTGGAGAAGGCGGCGAGGCCGTTTCAGCATGCGGAGGCAAAACTGTTTTAAGGGGGGTTGCGCCCCCCTACGGCGCTGGCGTCGCTTCGCTCCGCGGTGTGGATGGTAACAGGGGGGGGGGAGACGCGGAGGCGAATTTTTAATATTGGGGATATGTATAATACGCCATCAAGGATTATTATTTAACAATTATGGATGAGAAATGTAGCCGATATGCGTTCGATATTATAAGTATGATAAATCAAATTAATGGTAGACTCGCAGAGATAAAACAGGCCAAAGATGCTAACGATACAAAAAAATACAATGATTTGATTTCCTTAATTTCTAATTCTTTTGCTTTTAATTATAGTTTCGGGAGCGTGGTCAAACCACCACAATGTGATGGTAATATTTTAACTTTTATTAAAGAGGTTATAGATAAGAACCCAACATGGTTTAAACAATCACACCGAATAATATATACCGATACATTAAATAACGAAAATGTTGTTGCCATTATTAACGAAGTTCAGAAAAAAATAAATGAAAAGGGATTATTTCGGGGGGTGGGGGGAAATCATTCAAAAAAACGCACGACATCTGCCAAACGCAAATCTATCAAACGCAGCCGCAGCAACCGCCGCCGTCACCGTCGCACCGCCAGAAAATAAAATCAAATATAATACAATATTTCGCAAATGAAATATTGTATTTACCCCACCGCCGCACATCCCGAAAGTAACATAAAACTATTATCTTCTTTACTATCATAAAATCTCTTTGACCCCTTCACTCGCTCCCCCCCTCCCCGATGCAATCTCTCCAATTTACCAACCCCAATCCCCGCACTTCCCCCGCGGGTTTATCCGGGTCATTCAACGCCAATAACCAAGGATATAGCGGCACAGGTCGCGTAACTTTCGGCAATGAAAACCGCAGCGTCTATGTCCAAGGCCAAGTTGGCGGCGGCTGGTCTGGCGGCCGTCCCAGTGTAGGCGGAATGGTCGGTGGAACTATCAGGTTTTAGGAATATGGAATATGGAAGAATCATAACATTATTATTTTTATGTAAGTATAATATATAACAATGTATTCGAAACGTAGACAACCGCGGAAACAGAAGAAATCGCGTTCAGCACTGAGGAAGACGCAGAGGGGGGGGATGTTCGGTAAGTTGGGAGAAAGTGTAATTTCAAGAATTGATGGTACAAGAGAAGCAGTTAGTGGTGCAGTTAGTAGTGCACGTGACGGTTTAGAAACCCATAAAGAACTCCCATTGCGAGTCGATGGATTACAAGTAACGGTCGATGGATTACAAGTAACGGTCGATGGATTACAAGTAACGGTCGACGAGTTACAAAAAAGACTCGATGCAATAGAACCAATGTTGAACAATTTAAATATTGATTTCAAAATGTTATTAGATGTTTTTACGACAAATTTCAACTCCACGCAGCCACCTGCCAATTACAATGTGTTTAAAGAAAATATGAGTAAACAGATGAGGAACATACTTGATGTTAAATATAAACGCGAACAATCCGTCACTGGCTATAGTTCATCCTAACATACTCCCTCCCCACATACCTATCCACACGCCCCACACATATATCGCCATTCGCCACCTGACGCGGCGTCGGAATGCTGGTATGCGTCACCTCCGTCACCAGCACTTTCTTGTCGCCTTGCATCCAGTATGTATACGGCGGACTCATCATGATTTGTTTCGTGCGCATATGCATATGTACCGTCGGGTACGACACGCGTAATTGCTGCGCCGCTTCCGAAAACCACCCATAATATTCACTCGTATCTTCTGGGAATGGGGTCGATGGTGGCGCGGGTGGACATACTCTCGTACTCGCGCTTGCGCTCGTATTCATTATGTTC